CGCGTTACGGCATTCGCGTTGCGGGCGTAGCACCGGGCTTTATCGAAACCGAAATGGTTGCCAGCATGAAGCCGGAAGCGCTGGAGCGCATGACCTCGGTCATCCCACTGCGCCGCATGGGCAAACCGGCCGAGATCGCTCACTCGGTTGCATATATCCTGGAAAACGACTACTACACCGGTCGCGTTCTGGAGCTGGATGGCGGCCTGCGCCTCTGATCCGCTAGATCGAAACGCTGCAAACAAAAAGCCCCGCAATGCGGGGCTTTTTGTTTTGCTTAGCATTTGTTCACGAGCTAGCTGTGAGTTAGTGAGATATATGGCACAGGGCAAGAAGACTGGTGGGATGAGCCGGGACGATGCGGGATAGGCCGGGAAGCCGCGCCCGGCATGGGTTCTGGATACCATACGATGCCAGGGGTAGTGCCAAAGCCGCGCAAAGCCCTCAGACCGCAAAAAACCTACCGGAGCCCGCTTTTTAGCGGGCTCTTTGGCATCTACAACCAGCCGCCAGCCCAGACAACCCGACCAATAATCACAAGCTCATCTAACTGTCCTTTTGGGACTAGCACGGGCGGGTACGCAGAGTTGGCGCTAATGACCTGAAAGCCACCGTCTAACTGGAGCTGTAGGCGCTTGGCGAAAAGATGACCACCCATGCAAATGACGTACATCGCATCACCACGCATTTCCTTGCGGCGTAAATCAACCATCACCGTGTCGCCATCGCTAAGGATTGGTTCGTTTGAGTCGCCGTCAACCCTGAAAGCAGCTAGATGAGCAGGCTCAAGGCCCTGCTTACGAATGCTGTAGCGCGTAAACGCCAGCATTGCCAAGACCTTGGCGCTGTCGTTCCACGCGCCGTGGCCAGCGCTCACCCTAGCGTCATAAAGCGGTATCTGCACATAGACGTCATCAGGGGCGCGTAAAGGCTCTGCGCCGGCGGCCTCTAAATGCATCTGCCCCAGACCGGTGGCAATCCAGTCGAGTGACACATTCTTTCCGGCAGCCAGTAGGGCTACAGAGTCAAATGCCGGCATGCCTTCTCCTGCAATCCAGCGTTGCAGTGATGAAAGAGCCGCTTGCGCCGTAGCTGCCGCCTGTTTTCGAGACTCATAAAGGTCAGCAACCGCAGCAATCCGGGTTTCTATTCCTGTAAATGGAAAAGAAACTTCATTTTCAGGATTTAAATGTGGTTTCTTTTCTTTGTAAGTCATTGATTTTGAAGCCTCGAATCTATTTTTTAAGACTAAACCAGCAAAAACAGGAATAGAAACTCCCGAATACGGTTTACCGAATCCCGTTTTCGGTATATGTTTATCCGCAACAGGCAGTTAGACGGCCTAAAAAAACCACCCGCCAAGATGGTTGTTGCGATGAATGCTACCGACATACCTACCGACCCAGGACTCCGCTGGGAGTGGATCAAATACCAACTGCGTATCCGTGGCAGTTCTGCTGCTGACCTGGCCCGCGACCTTAAGGTCACTGACCGCGCAATCCGGGCTACCAAAACGCATGCATATCCACGTATAGAGCGTGAAATTGCAAAAGTGCTCGATATTTTGCCGGCCATCATCTGGCCGGAGCGCTGGAATGCGGATGGTACGCCACTGCGTAAGCGCCCCAACAGTGCAGAGCACCGCCAAGCTTCGCCGGCCAAGAATAGCCTTTACCGTCCTGTTTCGCACCGTAAAACCGGCACGGAGGTCTAGACATGCGTCACGGAAAAGATGACCGCACGTTAGACATCTTCGCTGTTCCCCGAGCAGCTATGACCGTACCGGGCTTCGGCAACTACGCCGCCCAAGTGAGCGAGCTAGTCAGCGAGATGCTGAAAAGCACCGAGCTGGATCGCTATGAAATTGCCGCCCGGATGTCGCGTCTGAGTGGCGACGACGTGAGCAAGAACATGCTCGACGCCTGGGCTAGCCCGGCGCGCGCCGACCACAACCTGCCTTTCTATAGAGCGGTGCTGCTTGAAGAGGTGTGCGCCAGCCACTTACTGACCGACTGGCAAGTAGCGTTGCGCGGTGGCCGAGTGGCTTATGGGCGTGACGCCCTGCTGGCTGAGCTGGGCCGTTTAGAGCGTACCCGCGATGAATCGGCGCGCCAGGCGCGTGAACTGAAACGACGAATGGGGAGCGACCATGAGTAACTGGCTAACCGTCCAAGAATTGGCCGGATTACCGGGGATGCCGACCACTGATCGCGGCTGCAAGCTAATGGCTACCCGAGAATCTTGGTTGTCGCGTCGTCGCACCGGTTCTAAAGCACGTGAGTACCCTGTACGAGTACTTCCGAGTGCAACAAGACAGGCACTTTCTGAGCCGCCCGCTCGTAAAGACAAAAGCTCGACTGCTACCGAGGTCGCAAGCCGCATCCGTTGCCTAGAGTTGCTTTTGCAAAGCATGGGTAAAGAACTTGCCGAGCTAAAGCGCGAAGTGCTGAGGGGGAGCCATGCGTAAGTGGTTCACCGCCCAGGAGCTGGCTGGGTTGCCAGGTATGCCAGGCACTGTTCAAGGGCTGCGTCTAGCTGCCGCCCGTGAAGGGTGGGAAGGTCAGCGCCGCCTTGGCTCCAAGGCCATCGAGTACTCCTTCGCCGTGCTGCCAGCCGAGACCCAGGCCGGTTTATTGGCACGCCTAGTTAGCGAAGAGCAGCCTTTGGCTGCTACCGCAACCACAGTGACGCAAGCGCTAAATGAGTCTAAGCGTGACGCCGTTTTAGCGTCACAGCTAACGGATAATCAGCGTTCAGTGATGACGGCACGCCTGGCATTTGTCCGAGAAATCGAGCGCATGAGCAAGGTAGTTACCCAACAACGCGCCGTCATGACGTTGGTCGGCCTCGCCAGTGATGGGCAGCTAAGCCCCTACCTTACCGAGCGAGTCGCTCGCGCCAACGACCGCAAAACAGAAGACCGCAGCCTAAGCGAGCGCACTCTTAAGCGCTGGCTGGCGGACTTTCGCGCCAACGGCGAAACCGGCCTCGCTCCGGGTCGCCGCACACAAGACATGAGCATTCCAGGCTGGGCCCCAGACTTCCTGCGCTGCTACCAACGCCCGACCAAGCCCAGCGTTGAGTCGGCTTATGCTGAATATGCTGAGAAGTGCGAAGGCGACCGTCCGAGCATCCATGCAGTGCGCCGCTTCCTTAACAAGCTAAGCCCGGAGGCCCGCGAAACTGGCCGTCGCAGCCCGCAGGAGCTCAAAGCGCTACAGCCCTTCAAGCGCCGTACCACCCGCAACCTGCTGCCCGGTGATGTGTATACCGCAGACGGCCACAAGTTCGACGCCGAAGTGATCAACCCGCACACCGGCAAACCGTACCGGCCGGAAATCACAACCGTGTTAGACATCGCTACGCGCCGCGTCCTTGGCGTGTCGATTGGTGAGGCTGAGAACGCCATCGACGTGATGTTTGCCCTGCGCGATGCGGTCACCCGTGGCGGCATGTTTGCCTACTTCTATGTGGACAACGGCAGCGGCTTTGCCAACGACATGGTGCGCGAGGTGGTTGACCGCCTGGGCGGCACCATGACCCACGCTTTGCCCTACAACAGCCAGGCGCGCGGCTTGATCGAGCGCAGCCACCAAAGCCTGTGGGTGCGTGCGGCTAAGAAGCTGATCAGCTTTATTGGCGCGGACATGGACAAGCATGCGGGCACCAAGGTGCACCGCATCAGCCGCCAGCAACTGCGCGACACCGGCACCACCCGACTGCTGCCGACTCATGCCGAGTTTATGGCCGCCGCTGAAATCGAAATCGAGGACTACAACAACCGTCCGCACCGTGGCCTAGACAAAGTGCGCGACCCGGAAACCGGTCGCATGCGCCACCAAAGTCCCAACGAAGCCTGGGAGGCTGCGTGTGCCAACGGCTGGGAGCCGATGATTGCCCCGGCTGAGCTGGTGGGCGACCTGATGCGCCCGCAGGTAGAGCGCAAAACCCACCGTGGCGAGATTGCGTGGGACGGCCACCGCTACTTCCTGGACGCGCTGCGTGACCTACACGGCGAGACAGTCCGCGTTGCCTATGACGTGCGCGATTCCTCTCGCGTGTGGGTGCGCACTCTAGAGGGCGAGCTGGTTGGTGAAGCCTTACTGGACGGCAACGCCTGCGACTACCTGCCGCTAAACCGCGTTGAGCAGGCCCGCGAGAAACGCGCCCAGGGCCAGATCAAACGCGGCATCGACAAGATCGAGACGCTTACCGGTACCCGCGTGGAAATGATCGCGCCGACCACCGCACCTAACGCCAACCTGGAGCCGGCCCAACTGGCCAGCGCCCAACGCTACGCCCAGCAGTTGATGGCTGATCAGTGCGAGCAGTTCGTCATTCCTGGCGACTCCATGGCCCGCTACCGACTCTGGAAAGACCTCAACAACCGCCACATCGCTGGCACCCCACTCACCGAAGACGAAGCCAAGTGGCACGGGCGTTACCCGAGCCACCCGGACTTTGCATCCATCCAACGCATGTATGACTTCGCGGACGAACAGGCCCGCGCTTGACCAAGGGAGCTACAAAAATGAGTGTTTCTAAAATCGTACCTTTGACCAACGTGGGCCTGCTGGCCAGTGCCATCGACCGTGCCGTACAGCGCCCACTAGGGCTGCCCGGTCTGGTTGTGATGTACGGCCCCAGTGGTCTGGGCAAAAGCGTTTCAGCTGCCTACGCCGCAAACATGCACCGCGCCTACTACGTCGAGTGCCGTGACACCTGGACGAAAAAAGCCTTTCTGCTGGCCATCCTGCGCGACATGGCCATCGTGCCGGCCCGCACCTTGAGCGAGATGGTTGACCAGATCGCCGAGCAGCTTGGCCGCAGTGGCCGCCCGTTGATCGTTGATGACGTGCAGTACCTGCTCGACAAGTCCGTCGCCAACATCCTGACCGACCTCTACAACGCCAGCGAGGGCACCATTGTGATGGTCGGTGAAGAGCGCGTACCTGCCAGCCTGGCCAAGCTGGAGCGCCTGCATAACCGAGTACTAGAGTGGGTGCCTGCCCAGCCTGCCACCGTTGAAGACATGCAGCAGCTGGCCCGAGCCAGCTACCCGCAAGTGGCCATGGCCGACGACCTGTTGACCGCACTGCAACGCGAGGTCAAAGGCTGCCTGCGCCGCGTTGTGGTCAACCTGCACCGCGTTCACAGCGAAGCCCAGGCCATGGGCTGGGATAGCATCGACCTTGCTGCCTGGGGTAAGCGCGACTGGTTCACCGGGCAGGCCCCTCGGAGGGCTGTTTAATGTCTACAGGACGCAAGCCCGCTGACCTGCAAATGCTCGGCGGCAAAAGCAACCGCCAGCGCATTTGGGAAGCCCTGCGCAATCACCGCGACGGTGTCAGCGTTTACGACCTGGCCCGCGCTGCTGAGGTTGATGACGGCACCGTCCTGACCTTCCTGCGTTGCCTGATTGCCGGTGACTACGTGCTGAGACATGGCAAGTCCTACTCGACGGCTACCTACACCCTGGAAAAGGACGTAGGGGCCGAAGCGCCAAGACTCAACCGCGACGGCACGCTCAACACGCAAGGCCAGGGCGTTGAAGCCATGTGGCGCAGCCTGCGCATTCTCGGCGAGCTGGATGCGGCCGACCTGGCCGCTAGCGCGGGTGCCAGTGGCGTTGAGGTGTCGCTGAATACCGCAAGGTCGTACCTGGCCTGGCTGACTAAAGCCGGATACGTGCGGCAGATAGGCACGAGTTATCGCGGGGCGCACGGTGGTTTGAATCGCTACCGGCTTAGCCCGCAGCACAACACCGGGCCACTCCCGCCGATGATCCAGCGGGTTGGCCAGGTGTTTGACCCCAACCTGGGCAAGGTCGTGTTTGTCGCCACTGCCGAGGTGGCCGAATGAACGCCGCCCGCCTTGAAGCATGGGGCGAGCAGCCCCCGCTGTTTGTGCAGCTGCTGGGGGCCGAAGTGGCCCGCAGCAATATGACTGCAACTGGCAAGCGCATTGGCATGAGCCGCACAGCTGTAAGCCTGGTGCTGGCTAACCGTTACCCATCGCCCAGCACTTCTGGCGTAGAGCGCCGTGTGATGGATGCCCTTGGCCGTCTGGAGTGTGTGGCAGTAGGTGCGGTGGTCACCGCCTCGCAGTGCCAAAGCTACCGCGAAAAGCCAGCGCCAACCCACAACCCCAGCGCCATGCAGCACTGGCGCGCCTGCCAGTTCTGCCCAAACAACCCCAACTGCAACGCCCAGGAGAAAGCCCATGCACGCATCCACTGATAAACGGCCGTTGAAAGTGCTTATCCCGCAACTGGCAGACCGCTTGCGCGTGTTCAACAGCGCAAGCCGCACATTGCAGGCAATGGGCATTCGCATGCACCGCATTGACCCGGTAGCAAACCTCCTGGTGATAAGCCCCGAGGACGGCCAGCGCCTCCAGCGTGAGCGCCTGACCGAGGGCTACCAGCGCCACCCATCCGCAGGCAGCACCCGTTACACCGTGATGTTCCATGGCGTGTCCGTGGAATGGCGCGAGCCCATTAGCTACCGCGACCTGATCAGCACCACACCGAACAGCATCGACCTGACTTTCCACTGAGGACACCTGAATGAACGCACAACAAACCGCCCCGGCCGGCTACCGTAAAAACGCCCAAGGCCACCTGATCCCTGAAAGCCTGATCAAGCCAATCGACATCGAGCGCGACCGTCTCGTGCAGCACCTGGTTGGCGGCGCGAGCAAGCTGAATAGCGACCTGACCGACTACAAAGCATCGGCCTTTGGTGACATTGAGGCATTTGTAGAGATGAGCGCCGAGCAGTACGGCGCAAAGGTCGGCGGCAAGAAGGGCAATGTCACTTTGTTTAGCTTTGACGGACGCTACAAAATCCAGCGCGCCGTGCAAGAGCGCATCGCCTTTGATGAGCGCCTGCAAGCCGCGCGCGCCCTGATCGAAGAGTGCTTCAAGGAATGGACGGAGGGCGCACGGCCCGAAGTAATTGCCCTGGTTGACGATGCTTTCCGCGCGGATACCAACGGTGAAATCCGAACCGCCCGCGTACTGGCCCTGCGCCGGTTTGCCATCAGTGACGAACGCTGGCAGCGCGCTATGACCGCCATCGGCGAAGCCGTCCAGGTGGTCGGCTCCAAGTCCTATGTCCGCATCTATGAGCGGGTGGGCGACACCGACCAGTACCAGCCGATCAGCCTTGATATTGCTGGGGTCTGACATGCAGCGTTACCACGATCCACGCATAGACCCACTGCCACAGCGCTCGCCCCAGCTGGAGGCCGAAGCGCTGCGCATCGAGCAAGCCACTCAGGCGTTTCTGGCCAAGGGCGGTCAGATCGAACAGGTGGGTTACCAGATGAGTGCCGCGCCCACGACCTTTGTGATTAACCCGGAGAAAACGCCGGTTTATGCGCACCTTTTCACGGCCGCCGAGGCTGTCGCACTGCCGGCCGAGCCAGCGGCAGAGTCAGCCAGCGACGTGGAGACCAAGCAGGCCGCACAAGTCATGGCTCGTGCGGCCCTTGGCGAACCACCGAAATGGATCGCCAAGCAGCTGCACATGACCGAAAAACGCGTGCGCCAACTGGCCCGCGATTACCACATCAGCTTTCGCGCCCAGCGTTAGGAGCATCAATGGCCAAGGTCACTATCACCCTAGAAGACACGCCCGACCGCGTCACCGTATCCATGGATATGGCCGGCGCTCCGAGCAATTTGCGTGGTACGCCACTTCAAACCCGAGCGGTGCTGATGTCGCAAACCCTGTTCGATCTGGCGGCAGTAGACGCCAAGCTCAGCCAGCTACCGGCCTGCGCGCGCCACACATCGAACATAACCATTCACTAAGCGAAACCGCCCCGGCCTAGCCGGTGGTGGTCTGCCCAGCGTGGTTGCTGGGTACTGATGAGCAGCCAATACCGAGGACGATATGGATCACAAGAAAGCCCTGGACAAGATCAAGAAGTGCTTGAGCCTGGCCAATAGCAGCAACCCGCACGAGGCCGCTGCCGCAATGCGTCAGGCCCGCGCGCTGATGGAGAAGTACCAGCTCGAACAGTCGGACGTGGACATGATCGACATCGAGGAGCACGGCACCCGTAGCGGCTCGAAAATGAAGCCCGTGCAGTGGGAGGCAAACTTGGCCGGCACGGTCGCTAAAGCCTACGCCTGCCGCCTGCTGTTTATGGCCGGCATCGGCGAGTGGCGCTTTATCGGTGAAATGGCCGAGCTGGCCGGATACACGATGACGGTACTGCTGCGCCAAGTGCGGCAGGCGCGCCGGGACTACATCAGCCAGGCGCTCAAGCGCTGTAAGTCGACAACCAAAACCAAGCGTGCCGACCAGTTCTGTGAGGCCTGGGTGTGGGGCGTCAGCTCCAAGGTCTCCGAGTTCGCAGGGGGCGAGCCATCGCCTGCCGCTGATGCGTACATGCTCAAGCACCACCCCGACATCGAGAAGGGCAAGACGGTGGATCGCAATGCCAAAACCAAGGCTTTGAGCCAGCGCGCTATGGGCGATGCAGCTGCTGGGCTAAGTGCTGCCACCGGTGTTCAGCTTAACCATGGCGTCCAGGGAAAAGCCCCATTAGTTCTGCACTAAGCGAAACCGCGCCCACCAGGGCGGCGGTCTGCCGGGTGTGGTTGCCCGGTACTGATGAGCAGCCAAGATGAGAAATACAAAACGAACAGAGCGCATCCGCAAGCAGGATGCCGACCGCCAACAGGCAAAGCGTGACCGCGACGCGGCGCACCGTGACCGTCTGGGCGCACAAGTAACAAAGCTGACCACCTACCAGGGCACCCGTGCTGACTGGGCGCTGATGCAGCAGGTTGGCGAGTTTGAGGAAGTCGAGGAAGTGATCACGCTAATGACTCGCTATATGGCGGGTATGGCGCGGCGCGACCCGCAGGCATTCCTTAATGCGATGAATCCGAGGAACCCGGTATGAGCGCAGGTAAGCAAAAAATTCAGATCGCCCGCCGCCAGCTCGGCCTGGACGATGCTGCGTACTACGCGATACTGGCCCGCATTGCTGGGGTGAAAAGTTCCAAAGAGCTGACACCGGGTCAGATCAGCCGCGTACTGATCGAGCTGGAGCGCCTAGGGTTCACGCCAAAGCCAGCCAAGAAACCCAGCCGCGCCGCGCCCAAGCCTGCGCCAGACCGCGCCGCCCAGGTCGCCAAGATCGAGGCATTCCTAGCCGAGGCCAAGCGCCCATGGAGCTATGCCGACGCGATAGCCTTGCGGATGTTTAAGGTTGAACGGGTAGAATGGCTCGACGCTGACCAGCTGCGCCGTATGATCGCCGCGCTGACTTACGACGCAAAGCGTCACGGGAGACCCATAAAATGAAAATTGACCAGGTGAAACAGCTGCTACCCAAGCAGCTACTGGATATCGCCGAGGCCATTGGCCTACCGGCAGCCCAGCGCCTGGTCGACGAACTTGGCGGCACTACTTGGCCGGTGGCCAAGGGCGTGCGCCGCTTGGGTATTATCCGCCACGCGGCCCTCACCGACGTAGTTGGCGAAGAGGCGGCCAGCATCATGGCCAAGCACTGGGGCAGCGTGCAGCTTTATATTCCCAAGTGTGATTCAGCCCTGCGCTGCTTGCGCGACCTGGAGATCAACAGCCAGTTCGAGCAAGGCGTGCGTGAAGGTGTAAGCGCCAACACCCTAGTAGCCGAGCTGGCGCGCAGCAATAAGCTGAGTGACCGCCGTATCTGGGAGATCCTCAAGCAGCCGTCGCCCGAGGCAACCGGCGACCTATTCCACTGAAGGAGAAGTATATGCAGCGCTTCTACAAGGCAATTACCCTCGCCGCCGGATTGTGGCTGGCTGCTGTAGGCACTGCTTATGCTGAGCTGGACGCATTCACGGCATCGGCCCGCGACTCGTTCAGGGAAACAATCACCGCTTATCCTGTCCAAACTGCAGAGGCCTCGCTTGAAGAGCAGGCCAAGTACCTCATGCTGGTTAAGAATGGACTTTCCCTTTACCGCGACGGTGTTCTAGAGACCGAAGACAAGCGCACCCTGGGCGCTCTAGTCGATCAACAGGTGAAAGCATCGAGTACTGCATTGGGTTCTCCGCTCACCACCGAACAGAAGGCACTTGCTAAACAGATGCATACTGCAGCGCTCGCAGCCAAGCAGCTTTTGGAGCTGGAGCCGACTGCTCAAGGCTATTCCGGGCTGATGGATAACTACCATGCAGGCGTCGGATATGACGCCTACCGCTCCGCTCAGGATCTCGGCATCGAGCAGTATTAAAGTTTTGCAGTGCTATTCAAAAAGCCCCGCCAAGTGCGGGGCTTTTGCTTTCTACTGAACCCCGTCAACCTGTTCTGACTTGCCACTGCCGCTGACCATAGCTTGATGAACAATCAAGCCCCGGTATCTCAGCCCAACCCACGCGAACTGGCCGCCGCCGTACTGGCCGAGCCATCGCTGGAACAGCGCCGCCTGATGATGAAGCGCTGCCCAGCAGAGCTGCTGGCATTGGTAGAGGAATACGTCCGGGCCGGTTATTCCAAGGTCAAAAGCTACCGGCAACACCAAGACCTGCGCGCGCAAAGCGCCCGCGAAAAGCCAGCAGCGGCCCCGCGTCGCGAAGCCAAGAACAGTGTCATCCATCACACAAAGTCAGCGCCTGAGGTCGGTAATCAGCGCCTGGCCGAGCTGCGCGCTCTAGTCGGAGGTGCTGCTTATGGGCATTAAAACCCGCATCGCGCTGGCAATCGTTGCCGCCACACCTGTTGTCGCCTACTACGAAGGCCGCAGCCTGCTTGCGTACCTCGATCCCGTAGGCATTCCAACAATCTGCGACGGCTGGACTTATGGCGTGCGCCTCGGTGACGTTGCTACGCCTGTCGAGTGCGACCAGAAAACCCAGGTCGCGCTCCAGGACGCGGCTGATGTTTTCGAGCGCTGGGTGCCGGTCAAGGTGATTGCCAGCATGGACACCAAGAGCATCGCGGCCTTTCTGTCGTTTATCTACAAGGTAGGCCCCGGTAAGCCCGGCGTGAAGGACGGCTTTGTCTGGCTCAAGAACGGCCGCCATTCGACCATGCTGCTGCACCTACAGGGCGGGCGTATCCAGCCGGCCTGCGCACAGCTCAGCTATTGGGTGAGCGCTGGCGGTCGCAAATTTCGGGGGTTGGTACGGCGGCGGGCGGCTGAGCGTGAGTTGTGCGAGGCGGTACTGCAATGACCTGGCTCACCTATATACGCCCATTCCTGCCACTGGCTTTGGTTGCTGCCCTAGGGCTATTGGTCAATTACTTAGAGAACGCGGCCTACGGCGACGGTTTCAAGCAAGCGCAAAGCGATGGCGAGTTAGCCCTAGAAAAGCTGCGTTCGGAGCATCTCCAGCTTGACCTGGTGCGAGCCAAGGCAATCAACGCCAGTGCCAAAGCGGCCGCTAAAAAGCTGCTCGATGAACAGGCGCGCAACGACCAGCTCGCCGCCGATCTGGCTGAGCAGCAGCGCACCCACCGCAAAACCACCGACCGCCTTACTGGGGAAATTGCCCGTGTTAACGACCTCTATCGCGACGCCCTCGACGCGCCGCCTAAGCCTCTGCCTGCTTGCGTGTTCACTGCTGGCTGGGTGCGCGTTTATGACGAAGCAACCGGAGCCATTACCACCGGAATGCCCTCGGCCGCAGATACCGGCAGAGCTGCTGCGCAAGTCACCGAAGGCCACGCCGCTGAGCAACTCGATTCAGGTATCAGCCAGCGCGACATCCTGGAGCACCACACCCGCTACGCCGAGCAGTGCCGCAACACTGCCGCGCAGTTGGACCTTCTGATCGACGCAGTACAGGGGCAGCACTAATGCAAATGGACTTTGCCGAAGCGGTTGGCTGGGCGCTAACCCTGCTGGGCATCTTCACCACGCTGATGTTCGGCCTGGTGAAGCTGCTGCTCGCACAGTTTGAAAAGCGCCTAGCCGAGAGCTTTGCCGCACAAGACAAAGCGCGCCAGGAAGCCGGCAAGCACTGGGACGAAAACTTTACCAAGGTGCTGGAGCGCCAGGATAAAGACGCCGAAGCCCTTAGGAGCCTGGAGCATTCCTTCCTGCGTTTCCAGGCCGAGCTGCCCCTGCAATACGTCCGGCGCGAGGACTACGTGCGCAACCAAACGGTACTGGAAGCCAAGATCGACCGCGTATTCACCAAGCTTGAATTCATCCAGGAACGGAGCAACAAACAATGATCCCAATCGACACCGCCAAGGTTCGCCGCGAGTCAATGCGCTGGTACATCCTGCTCACGCTCAACAATGCCCGCCCGGTAGACCCGCACGAAGCCCTGGTGCTTTCCACCATTCAGGGCATCTATACAGACGCGACCCAGCACGAAGTACGCCGCGAGCTGGATTACCTCAAAGCTCGCAGCTTGGTCACCCTGGATAAGCAGCCCAGCGGCGTGTGGATTGCCGGCCTGACTCATTACGGCGTAGATGTGGCCGAGTACACCATCGCCTGTAACCCCGGCATTGCACGCCCGGCCCAGGGACTCTGATATGCCGCCGCGCAGCAAAGTGGCCGGTTTGCCCGGCGAGGTTAAGGCTTGGCTGGATAAGGCTCTGGCCGAGAATAACTTTAGTGACTATGAGGCGCTCGCTGATGAGTTGTCCGGGCGTGGCTTTGCTATCAGCAAATCGGCGCTGCACCGCTATGGGCAAAACTTCGAGGAAAGGTTGTCGGCCCTCAAGATCGCCAGCGAACAGGCCCGCGCTGTGGTCGCGGCTGCCCCCGATGAGGAAGGCGCGGTCAACGAAGCGCTGATGCGTCTGGTGCAGGAGCACCTGTTCAAGTTGCTGATGAGCGAGGGCGGTCAGATTGACCTGCCCAAAGTAGCCAAGGCTGTAGCCGAGCTAGGTCGAGCCAGTGTTGTGCAAAAGAAATGGCAGGCCGAGGTGCGTGCCAAGGCAGAAGTAGCGGCCAGCCAAGTAGAAAAGATCGCCAAGAAAGGCGGCCTCGATGCAGACACCGTGGCCGAGATTCGCCGAGAGATTCTGGGGGTGGCTCGGTGAGACTAATAACGGTTAATGCCGCCGCGTGTACCCCTAACAGCAAATCGAGGTTCAGCCGGCGCACAGTAGATGGTCTGTTTACATTCTGGACACAACAACACTTTTCCATTCTGGTGCAGAGTCACCAGTTTTTGGCTCTCAAAGCACCGACTGCAGAGGAAGAACTCAGGTCCGCCAGCTTTAAACTCATCCTTAAGTTTGTAAGCAAACTGGCCTGTCACAAATTGGTGGCGCTCATGGCGTGCATTCTCATCACTTTGAGACGTTGCGCTTGCGAGGTTAACCTGCAGCTTAGCCACCTCTTGGATAAGCTCCATCTGCTCCATCTGTGCTTGCATCAGCTTTTGCTGCAAGTCCATCAGACTATTAGTCAGATCAAATACCTTCTCGCGGATCATTTCCCCGTCGCGCAAAGTCACCAGACTCTGGGTGATCTCTTTGGCGGTATTCGCGCTGGCAAAAGCGCCGGCAACCCAATCAAGCATTTCAACACTCCTTTGCGCGTTATTTGGCACCGCGAGCGTACCACCAGCCGGTGGCTGGCATGAATATCCCCGTCATCCTGGACAGTACCGCTGCTATCGACATACCAGCCGTACTGCTCGATTACCAGAAAGACTGGATCGGCCTGCGCTCACCACTCAAGGTCGGCGAGAAATCCCGCCGTATTGGCCTGACCTGGGCCGAGGCTGCTGACAACGTGTTGGTCGCCGCAAGTGCGCGTAACGCGGGCGGGCAAACGGTTTACTACCTGGGCTACAACCAGGACATGACCATTGAATACATCCAGGCTTGTGCCATGTGGGCGCGGGCCTTCAACTATGCAGCTGGCGAGATTGAGGAAGGCATCTGGCCGGACGAAGATCCTGACAAGCACATCAAAACCTACACCATCAGCTTCCCATCAGGCTTTCGCATTGTTGCCCTGACCAGCCGACCCTCCAACCTGCGCGGCCGCCAGGGCGTGGTGGTCATCGACGAAGCGGCATTCCATGCCGACCTGGCTGAGCTGCTCAAAGCAGCGCTAGCGCTGCTGATTTGGGGCGGTGAAGTGCACGTCATCAGTACCCATGACGGAACCGACAACCCCTTTAATGAGCTGATTGAAGAAATCCGCGCCGGTAAACGTAAGGGGATGCTATTCCGCTGCACCTTCAAGCAGGCCGTTGAGCAAGGCTTGTACCAACGGGTATGCCTGCGCAAAGGCATCACCTGGAACGCAACAGAGCAAGAAGACTGGGTACAGGACGTTTATGACTTCTACGGCGATGCCGCTGAAGAAGAACTGGACTGCGTGCCTAGCCAAGGTGGTGGGGCCTACCTGAGCCTGGCGCTCCTGGAGCAGCGCGCCAGCCGCAATGTACCCGTACTGCGCCTGGCCTACCCGCAGGGTTATGAAACCATCGCCGAACACCTGCGCCTGGCTGACAGCCTGAGCTGGTGCGAGCGCGAGCTGCTGCCAATATTGGAGGCCATCGCGCCTGACCTGCGCAGCTTCTACGGCATGGACTTCGGTCGCAGTGGTGACCTGTCGGTGATCGTGCCCTTGCTCCAGGCGCAAGACCTGCGCCGCCGTCAGCCGTTCCAGGTAGAGCTGCGCAACGTGCCGTTCAAGCAACAGGAACAAATTCTGTTCTTCATCGTTGATCGCCTGCCGGGCTTCCTAGGCGGCAAGAACGATGCGCGGGGTAACGGCCAAGCAATCGCCGAAGCGGCCGCTGTGCGCTACGGCCACACCCGCATAGACCAAGTGATGCTCACCGAAGGCTGGTACCGGGACAACATGCCGCCGTTCAAGGCGGCCCTGGAAGACGGCACCCTGGATGAGATCCCCGCTGACAAAGACACCATCGACGACTACCGCGCCCTCAAAGTGATCAAGGGCGTGCCCCGCGTGCCGGATAGTCGAACTACTGAAAAAGGCGGCGGCAAGCGCCACGGCGATGCCGCTGTTGCCGGTGTGCTGGCCTATGCCGCCAGCCGCACCCCGGCCGCACCTATCGAATTTACCGCCGCGCCACCCAAAGCAGACCGCTGGAGTGAGAGCGACGACGACCAACCCGGTGCCTGGTCAGGTGCTTGGTAACCAACAGGACAAACCATCATGGCAATCGTTGATATTCACGGCCGTCCACTTGAGCAGGCCACGCTCCGCGAACAACAAACCTCCCGCCTGGCACAGTTGCACGCTGAGTTTGCCGAACACCCATCCAGTGGGCTGACCCCACCCAGGCTGGCGGGCATTTTGCGCACCGCTGAGCAGGGCGATATTCGCGCGCAGTGCGAACTGTTCCAGGACATGGAAGAGAAAGACGCCCACCTTCTGGCTGAAATCGGTAAGCGCCGCCGCGCCCTGACCACTGTGGACTGGTCGGTGCTGCCGCCGCGCAACCCAAGTGCCGTCGAAATGGCCGAGGCCGACTGGCTTAACGAGGTGCTGCAGGACTTACCCGACTTCGAGGATTTGCTCTTCGACATGCTCGATGCCATCGGCAAGGGGTTTTCCTGCATCGAGATGGACTGGCAGCGCCTGGGCCGTGAGTGGCTGCCACAGGCATTCAGCTACCGCGAGGCATCCTGGTTCCAGCTAGACCCTAAAACCCGCGCCGAGCTGCGTCTGCGCGACAGCAGCACAGAGGGCGAGGCGCTCAACCCGTTCGGTTGGATCGTCCATACACACAAAGCCAAGTCGGGCTATATCGCGCGCGGTGGCCTTTACCGGGTGCTGGCCTGGCCGTACCTGTTCAAGAACTACGCCGTGCGCGACCTCGCCGAGTTTCTGGAGATCTACGGCCTGCCCGTGCGCCTGGGTAAATACCCGCCAGGCTCCAGCGCAGATGAGAAAGCAACCCTGCTGCGAGCCGTGGTGAGCATCGGCCACAACGCAGCTGGCATCATCCCCGACGGCATGGCCATCGATTTCAAAGAAGCCGCTAAAGGCACGCATGAACCGTTCGACTGGATGGTGCAGTGGGCTGAAAAGAGCATGTCCAAGGCTATCTTGGGTGGCACGCTGACCAGCCAGGCCGATGGTAAGAGCAGCACCAACGCCCTGGGCGCAGTGCACAACGAAGTACGCCACGACCTGCTCAAGAGCGATGCCAAACAAGTCGCTACAAGCCTGCGGCAATACCTGCTGTACCCGCTCCTGGTACTGAATAAGGGTGGCGACCGCGATCCGCGCCGCTTGCCGCGCTTTCAGTTCGACCTGGTCGAAGCTGAGGACATGGCCACCTATGCCGAGGCGCTGCCGAATTTGGTCAATGCCGGTATGCGAATCCCGCTCAACTGGGCACATGAAAAGCTGCGTATTCCGCTGCCAAGCAAAGACGACGCGGTACTTGGCAGCACAAGCCCTGCAGCACCAGGTGCAGCGGCAACACGCGTGGCAGCCCTGAAAGCCGAGCCAGAGGCTGACCCGCTGGATGATCTAGCCGACCAACTGGCTAGCGAGTGGGAGCCGGTGGCCAACATGATGGCTCCGGTGCAGCAGTTGCTCGCCAGCTGCAAAACCCTAGAGGAATTTCGCGACCGATTGCCCGAACTGGTAACGCAACTGGATGCCGCCCAAGTTACTGAGTTGGTCACCCAGGGGCTGTTTGCAAGCACCTTGGCTGGCCGTACCGGTGCTATCTGATGATTGACCTGGTGCCGCTGCCACCCTTAGAAGCCGTCGAGTACTTCAGGCAGAAGGGCTTTGCCATTGGCTTTGACTACCGCGACGTGTGGCAGGCCCAGCACCAGGCTGCGTTTACCGTGGCTAAGGTCATGCAGCTCGATCTGCTGCAGGACATCCGCGCCGAGGTCGACCGTGCCCTGGCCGAAGGCATCACCCTGCGCGATTTCCAGCAGCGTCTCACCCCAACCCTGCAGGCCAAGGGCTGGTGGGGGCGCAAAGAGCAGCACGATCCACTGACTGGCAATACCGGTGAGGTGCAGCTGGGCAGCCCGCGCCGGCTGAAGGTTATCTATGACACCAACCTACGCACCGCCTATAGCGAGGGTCAGTGGGAGCGTATCCAGGCGCGCAAGGATGCGTTCCCATACCTGGAATACGACGGCAACAACTCCGAGCATCCACGCCTTGACCACTCAGGCTGGGATGGCTTGGTACTGCCGGTAGATGATCCGTTCTGGCAGGCGCACTTTCCGGTTAAGGCATACGGCTGTAAGTGCCGCGCCATCCCGCGCACGGGTCGCCAAGTAGAACGCTCAGGCAAAACCGTAGGCCCGACCCCAAATGTACCTAGCGCACCCTATGTGAATGCCCGCACGGGTGAGGTGCAGCAGATACCGGCCGGCGTTCATCCGTCATTTCACTACCCGCCAGGCGGCCGCCGTGCCGGCTTGGCGCGTCACCTGGTGGAGAAACTGGACAGCGCACCGGCTGGGATCGCCCGCGCCAGCATTGCTGACCTGGTCAGCGGCCCGGCGTTCTCGGAGTGGTACCGCAAGCCGGCTGGTAGTTTCCCGCTGGCGTTCATCGGCAAGGAAGTGGCAGAGCGGCTGGGGGCCAAGACTCAGCTGGTTGCACTGTCTGAGGACACCCTGGCCAAGCAGCTGCGTGAGCACCCGGAAATCATCCTAGACGAATACACCATGGTGCATGGCTGCTATTGATCGGGGAACTGAGGTGGCTGGCAATCAGCCTAATACCAGCGTCTACCTGCTCGATGAGGCGGACGGCTATGTAACGGTGATCAAGGTGACTCGTGATGGACGCCAAGTCTTTATGACCAGCATGCGGCGGTTGAGCCGCGATCAGGCCAAGCGCGATGAGGAAGTCCGGCGCTTGCTGAGTAAGAAGAAGTGAGCAGGCGGTGGGGCCTCCCAGTCCGACCAAGGTCGGGAACCCCACATAACGCTCCGCACCGGCAAGCCGGTGGTGCTACGGCAGGGAGAGTATCACCGTGTCACGTCTGCTCGGCCCTCACTATAGCACTCTAACCAGATATGGAAGGCGGCAGCCTACAAGGCTGCTGGCTGCGTCTTTTGCCTGACTTGTGGTGCCAGTTAGCATTTTACGGTTTCGCGGCGTTCTGGAGAATCTAACGCCGGTCTAACGCTACGCTGTGGCTTTTCGGCGGGTGTTCAGAGAGGATGGCCACCATCTGACAGCAAACGGAGTAATTGCGAGTGTCCCGCCGCCCAGCCAATAAAACCATTCATTACGTTCGCGCCGCCTATAACCAAGGAACTGCGCCGACGAAGAACTTTGAACAACTCGTGCGCCAAGCAATGAATAAGCTCGGACGTATGGATGAAACAGACATCACCATGTCCACGCTCGGAGTCGTAAGCGTCCGTCACCGTGAAACAGAAACGGGTGAATCGTTACGGCTGTCTATCGGTGCTGGCGTACCGGGCGAGCAGATGAGCACAGTAGGTATCAAAGTCACTGCTGAGTTTGACAATGATCAAACGGCTAGCGCGCCTAGGGATCGAGCTTTTAAACATGGCGATGCCTTTCTGCTGATTGAAGAAAACGACTTGCTTGTTGTGACTGACGGCCCATCCCGGGTAAACACCGTATCGGTCTATCTTCGCGAGCTATTCTCAAAAGCAGACTTGAAGAACGAAACTACGGCTTTCGAGCTGAAAAAAGTGACCAACCAGGATACGAAGGCAATCCTTGCAGCTGAAGGTATCAAGGAGCTTCGTTTGGGCACCACGATGTACCAGGCCACCGACACCCTGGACTCTCTTCAAGCGCCGTCGTCTGTTAAGGCCAAGCTGAAATCATTTGTTGGGACATTGAAAAATGCTTTCGCCGAAGATGTCAGCGAGAAGCAATTACTGCAGCTTGCAGAGCATTGGGGTGAGCTTCAAGTCAGTACTGTGATAAGTGCTGTAGGCGGCTCCAGGGCTGACGAAGTGGTACTTGAGGCGATGTTCAATGTTGGTGAGGACGTGCTAGAGGAAGCTGAGGAAGGCGTTGAAGTAACCGTAAT